AAGTTAGCTTTCTATCTAACTCATTACCTGATAATAAAATGGTATCTACATGCCAGTTAAAATGCTGCCCCTTCACATAGTCTGCCACTTGAATAGATTCTTGGGAGTTTATATGAAATCCCCACCCAGTATTTATATTCGCCAGCATTCCGTGGTGCTGCATAATTCCAGTCAGCCAATGATCATGTCCTGCAAATCTAAGAGTAGAATCTCTGTGATCGTGGTTAACCACAGCCTCTTCTGACATCACCCTGCTATCCATTGTCGGCAATTCATCAAAGTCTTTTGACGCTGAGTCACACAGACTAGGTGGTACGTTTAATAAGCTCCAGAGATCCATCAGTAATAGCTCTTCTTACGTCTAAATCCGATATTATCATCTTCCTCATCAGAATCTAGTCTTAAAAACCCACCTTGTCTAAACCTAATAAGGGCTTGCACCGTAGAATCCACCAGATCGTCATGCTCTGCGTTGGGAAATCTAGCCATTTCTTCTATTACCTCTTCTGCCCACTTAGTCTCAGGAGCCCAGACCCTCCCAGACCTGAATAAATCAGTCACAGAGTTGATACGGACGAACTTATCATTACCTCTTACAGGGGTGTAGTCAGATACCATCACTCCCATACGTCTTAATTCAAATATCAGTGGAGCTCCTGCAGCTTTAGCTTCAATAATACAGGCATCAGGCTGCCACTCATCATAAAACCTCTTAGCTGTGTCCTTTAAATCAGGGAATTCCAGCTTATCCTTCCACGCATCTAGCATTATTATATTAACGTCCTCTGGGTTTTCGTTTAAATGGAAGATTCCCCAGGTAGTACAGGCTGAATAATCAGCTCTTTGGCTTTTAGTAAAGGCGGTATCCCAAGACTGGATTATAAACTCACACTTAGGGGGTCTATCAGCCTCCCATCTCTGCCACCAGTCCCTCTTTACTAAGGCTCCCTCTTCTCCAGTCGGGGTTTGTTGGTACTGAGCGTTCCACTTATATACAGGCAGCTCTTCTTTTAGAGCCAGTAGCTCACTTATATCCCAGAACTCAGGCCACAGAGCATTACCACTAGGTAGAATTGCCGGTAATTGCACTATATCCCAGTCAGTGTCACCCTTTAATAGCTTGCCAGTTAAATCTTTATCTGACCAGCGTGTCATGACTACTACAATGACACCTCCAGGCTGAAGTCTCTGCCTAGGACCAGACGTATACCACTCATATACAGAGTCAAATACACTAGGATCTCCTTGAGCTAGCTTCGCTTCCTGTTCAGAGTGTGGGTCATCTATTATTAATAAGTCAGCCCCCTTCCCCGTAACAGTCCCTCCTACTCCAATAGCGAAGTAATCTCCACCATGACTAGTAGCCCAACGTCCTGCCGCTTTAGAATCAGCCCTTAGAGAAACATTAGGGAAGATCTTAGCGTACTGCTCTGAGCCTACTAAATTCCGTACCTTCCGGCCAAAGCCAACAGCCAGTTCTGCCGTATTAGAACATTGAATAACCTTCTTCTCTGGGAACTTACCCAAGAACCAAGCAGGCAACATATTAGAAGCAAACTCAGACTTAGTATGTCTAGGCGGCATATTAATAATCAGCCTCTTTAACTTCCCATCTGCAATATCTTGAAACTTCTTTGCCATTAGTGCGTGGTGCCTGCCATGTATAAATCCGGGCCACATCTCCTTAACAAAAGCCATAAAGTCTACCTGCGCCTTCTCCCGCGTCAAAGCTCCCTTATACTGGGCCACGTCCTCAAACAGCTTAGCCTGCTCCGCCGCCGGCAACTGAGAGATCATTTCCGCAATCCCCATCAGTCCAGCTTCCTAAAGTTTAAATACACAGGCCTAACACTCCTACCCATTCCCTTAACCCTCTTTAAAACTCCCAACTTAACTAACCTATCTATTATCTTTGCCGTATTACCAATTCCAGGTTTCTTTCTGTAAATACAGATATCCCGTAGAGATGGACCAAATCCAAACTCTATCCAGTACTCATCTATAAACAAAAAGACCTCCCTCTGAACCTCAGTCATCTTTATCTCCATACAAGCCGCCCGGACTAAATCAGCCCTAGCAGCCGTCATCTCCCTATTAATGTAAATCTTTGCTCCTAACATGTAAGATCCCACTAATCACTCCAGCTACATAAGATACAAAGTCTAACTGATCCTCCGTATCAATCATCTCCCCCATCTCCCCAATACATATAGTCAAAGCTGCCAGACTAGGCCCCCACTCCTTCCCCTCCAACAGCTTCTGTATGTCTAATACCAAGTCATTAACCTCATTGCGCTGCTCAGATGTGGGTTTTATGTGTCTTTTCAATTTATCCAACCATTGATTACATTGAGGAATTAGGGTAGTGATCAGGAATTCCTGATCACTGTGCAATAATTAGGCAATCTAAAATTTATATATACCCCCCACCCATGTGTATTATTTTTCATAGGGGGGGGTGTTCTGGGAATTAGAATCTGATTGTTTGAGGGAATTAGAAAAAGAATCTGATTGTTTGAGAGTAATAATATGTTCCATTGAGACCACTTCACTCTCTTCGATTCGTGGTGGTTGGGGTACTGTACCCTCTTCAAAACCCTCAATTAACTCTGTTTTCCCACTTTCTACTAATTCTTCAGCTGACAGATCGTCACTTTTTCCCACATTGCTATTCAATTCATCTAATAAAGAGTTATCAATTCCCACTATGTCAGTTATATCTTGACCAGATCCCAGCATAATAGTCTTTAGTTCTGCCATTATCTTAGCCTTAATTGATGCTGAGCCATTAATGGTTGTGATCTCTTTGCGCTCAGTGAACGCACTAACTTCAGTTACTGTGCCGAGTATCTTAGCCGCTTGGATCTTCTCACTAGGCTTTGAGCCTGGATCTATTAGAACTGATACCAGACTCTGGAGCACTAAACCACGCATTCCCTCAGCGGTGCGGTATTTACTTGACTCAATTGCCAGAGAATAAGCTTCGATCTCGCGAATTATGCGCGGATCTTGCTTTAGCTTATATGCATCATTCCCTATAGTTTGATTATTGGCGGTAGGTGGATTGTATGCGATCCTATAAGACTGCGCCCCGGTCTCACCTAAAGCGATACTCTCAGCAAACTTTTTCTGCTTAGTTGTAAGTGTTCCCTTCCTAACAAGTAGAGTGCTTTCTATTCCTTGCTCTTTTAATGATTCCTTTATTGCTTTACGAGATATCTTCATTCTGTACCGTTCCGCTCCGCTATTTATTTGCAGACTATAACAGGGGAACAAATAGAGTACAAGCCTATCCTGGCGAAAGTTAGTACTTACTATCTAAATATATATTGCAAAAGTATTGCTATCTTGCAATATAAGTGTATAAAGGTAACTGCAGTACTTATCTACCAACAAAAGAGGGAATATATGTATACCGCACAACAAAATAGGCACGGGAACATCATAGTCTGTAAGGGTTCGGAAGTCCGGAACTCATACAGGATCATTTTCACAGGATCATACAACGATTGTATGGCATATAAGTTCGGTGGTGCATCATGACCTACGCCATTGCATTGTCTGCTTATTATCTTAGTCTTGCCGCTCTCGCCTATATGTTCGCAATGGCTGTTTATATCCCATTGGCGCATTGTCTGAGGGGTGAATAATGTTTTATATCCTTTTCCCGCTTTTCCTGTCTTTTATCCTTTTAACCTTATCAATACGGAGTAAATCATGAGTGACTATAACGGATGGACGAATTACGCAACATGGCGCATTAATTTAGAGATGTTAGACGGATTTGAGGCTAATTCGCATATGCCAGTAGAAGACATATCAGATATGGCGGATTACCTGCAAGAGCATTGCATATCACTGATCGATGAGTCAACGCCGGACGGACTTGCTAAGGATTACGCTTTCGCCTTCATGTCAGAGATTAACTGGTACGAAATAGCAGAACATATCTTAGAAGACTACAAGATCAACCAGGACGAAGAAGAAACCAATAGCGATGAGGTGACAGCATGAGTATTTACACTGACGAGGGATATGAATCAAGGCGCGATTATCTAATCAGCATGGCTGATAATTTTGGAGTGGATGAAGAAACTGTATTTGCAATTGCTGGAATGATGGGATCGAGTGAGGATTTTGATGGCCTCATATGTGCGCTAGAAGATTTTGCGGCTATTGGAATTCTTTAGAGTTTTACCTTATGGAAGAAATTCCATAGGGGAACATTCTACCAAAAGAGGAAAATTATGAGCCTATTAGCAATAAGTAGCGATTCTAAAACCGTAAAAGGTCAACAGTATGGATATATGACGGGAATTTTATACCTTGCGCCATTCAATCTGTCTGGCGTGAACCTATGTCCTATGGCAGAGAAAGCAAAGTGTTTTGAATCTTGCCTAAATACCGCTGGCAGAGGGGTGATGAATTCCGTTCAAAAAGGCCGCATGAGAAAAGCCGCGCTATTCAATAATGACCCTCAATCTTTTATGATGGAATTGGCGAAAGATATTCGCGCATTGATTAGAAAAGCAAACAGGGAAGGATTTACCCCATTGGTGCGATTGAATGGGACTTCAGATATTCGATGGGAGGGAAAACATTTTAGACTTGACGGCAAAATGGTCACAATCTTTGAAGCTTTTCCATCTCTTCAATTTTACGATTATACAAAGATCAGCAATAGGAAAAACATTCCAGAGAATTATGATCTAACCTATTCATACTCTGGCGTATCAGGATATCAGCGATATGTCAGCATTGCCGTGGCGAACCATATGCGCGTGGCTGTAGTTTTTAGAGACAGGAAAAAGATACCAGCGGTATTTTTAGATATGGAGTGTATCGATGGCGATGATTCCGATTTACGTCATTTAGATCCGCCGAGCGTGGTGGTGGCACTGTATGCAAAAGGCCGCGCCAAAAAGGATCTATCTGGTTTTGTAGTTAACTAAAGGATAAATAATGACCATCTACCATGATGAATTAAAACTAAAACAACCAGAAAAATATGCCGACATGATGCTGGCCGGGAACAATAGCGGAGTTATGCTTAGGAATATGGTTAAAGCTTTATCGATCCTTCCCTGGTTTAACACT